TTCACTCATTTCATTTGACCTCCTAAATTAATAATTAATGATCTTCTTTACCCTATAACCTTTATATAATTTATCTTTATTGAGAACATTTAAAAAACTTGAATATTTCAATTCGTTGCGTGCAGAAAATTTTGTCAAATTTGAAATCACTTCAATATGACCATCAGGAAAAGAAACTTGGTATGTTTTTGATGATTTTTTAGATATTATTTCAATGCTAGCCGCTGTGTGGGTATGACCAAAAAAAGGATTATTTTTTCCTTTGTGCGCAACAGATAATTTTCTTTTATGTTCATCTGAAAGAATTTTTCCTTTGTGCGCAACAGATAATTTTCTTTTATGTTCATCTGAAAGAATTTGTCCAGATAATCCATCTCCACCAACTGTAAGATTTGTCAATGGTCCTAATTTTAAATCACTACGACCAATCGCCCATATCGTCCATATTTCTAAATCTAATGCGGATTGTTCAAATAAATTCTCTTCAATTTTTAAAATAATAGGTTCAAGACCCACTTTTAGAATTTTCTTTATTTTATAATATATATGTTTATTTCCAACATATTTTATAGAATGACTCTTTGCTTCATGAATATAAAACAAATATCTATCATCTTTCCCTTTACCTACATAAAATGGTTCCGCATCAAATTTATAATTACCATATTCATACACACCGAATTTTCTGGGATCTAAGTATATATAAGTATAGAAAATATTATCGGGGGTCATTAAAGTTCCTTTGAATATTTAAATAAAAACTACAAGAATAACCAATAAGAATTATAAAAATTCCTAATGTTAAAAAAAAGGAGTGGGTAAAATTAATACCCACTCCTGTACAATTTAAAATCGAACTTCAATTTTAAGGAATTTCAGCAGGGCCCTGTGAACTAGGTTTATTTGCAATACCATGTGCTGTAATACCCTTATCATAATTAATTTGTGACAGTTTCTGTGCTTCTACTTTTACCCAATGTTCGTGCCATGCCCAGTCAATACTAAATTCCATATCAACTTCGACTTTATCATAAGCACCAATATCACCAGAATAAAGATCCTGAGGATCCTTAGTTGGGAAACAACCTGTATAACATGCAGCATATTCAACAGTCACACCATCTGGTTTTGTAGTCCAGTACATCATCGTACCAGCATACTGACTCTTAGTATAATCAGCACCAACCAAATTAGAAACACCTGTTCTATAGTCACGAATCATTTTAATCCATCCGTGGAAAATTTTCATGATAGGTGTTGAAGAAAACTCAAGAAACTTCACAGTAAGTGTATTACCATAATCGAAGTTTGTTGGTACACTCCATTTGGTTCCGCCCAAACCAGTAAATTCTGTCTTGTTCAGAGTTCCTCCAGGAGGAGTTACTGAAAGACATGATGCTGATAATGTATTTTTTACATCAACTGCATCTTTAAATTGTGCCTGAGTATTAGGAGTGTTTCCCTGATCGACATAACTGATATTCTTAACCAGTTGATCTGGTAATTTTTTGAAATAAATGAAATGATAACCAGAAATATATGGATCTGCCACTCCGGAACTTGTTCCTCCGAATCTACGATCAAAAGGATTTTCTGTTACGGCATTGAAACTTGGATTCATGATTTTTGCCTCCTTACTTTTATTTTATGAAAAGGTTAAGTTGAATTTTCTCAATAATTGGAGTAGGTTCCAACATAACATTCACATGACAGATTTTCGCTTTAAGTTCATACTCTGTAGCACCAACTTCGATATTATAAGAACTAAGACCTCTTGCTCTTTTAATGTATTCTAAAAATGGTCCTATAGAAGAACTAATTTGACCCCAAGTCTGAGCATCGTTAAATTCGAAAATAAAGAATTTACAGAATTGTTCAAGAGCACGTTTGATATAAAGAACTGTCCGAATTGCATGAAGATCCTGCAATTTGCTCGGTTTCTTCTGAGTTGTTAACTGACCCCAAACTGTATATCCAACATTAAACTTAACAATAGGATTCAATTGATTCAGATAAAATCTATCTCTATCACCCAATTTACAATTGAATCTCATATCCTTAATCTTATCAATTGTACCTCTGTTGAAACCTGCACTTGGATACCATATTTCATAAAGTTGATCGTTCAATGGAATCATTGTTGCCATATGATATACAGGAGAAACCCAGATATCACGTCCAGTGTACATATCATATACTTTAGTATATGGTTCGTATAATGCAAGATACATAGAATTGAATGTATGGAAATCATCAGGTGATACAGTTCCAGTTCCAACACGTCTATCAATTGCATAATTCGCAGTCGGGTTATCACCATTATCTAAAACTGCTATACAGTCTCTACGATCGTCAGCAACGAATGAAGAGATTTTACGTTTAACTTCTGATGGATATCCAGCATCCCATACAAGTGTAAAATATATATTATCTAAATCATAGATATTATCTTCTATTTCGCTTGTAATAGGATTAGTCAACATACCACCAAAAGCAAGAGTCAATACTTGAGTTGCAATTGCTTGATTTGCCTGTATTTTACCTGTTGTTGGATTAACTTCTAGGAGACCACCTTCAGAACCATTTGTTAAATGATCGATTTCTGCGGAAGCACCTGAAAATACATTTGTTGGATCTATAAGATTATCATCAATAACCTTAACACCCGCATCATTTACTTTGCAACGAAGTCGTTTTGAATATTGGTTAAGAACATCTTCAATGAAAACTGAATCACCAGATTGGTCAAGCATATCTTCATAAAAAGAAACTTCAAATGATTCTACAATCTGATCGTCGCCATCTGATTGAGTTTCATAGATATCAATTACATAAATATCTTCTACTTCTGGATTAACATTCTCAGAAATTTTGATTCCAAGGTTGTCGTAATAATCACCACGTCCCACCGCTCTGAAATAACATAGAGGTGTTTGTGTTCCGCCAGATACTGGAAAAGTCATCTGGGCAGTAGTGTCCAATTCTCGTACCGAGTTCTGACTCGGAAAAGAAACAATATCAATACCGTTCGTTGCATCATTTGCCATTAAAAACATATTAGAATATGCTGCATCATCTGGTAGCGCTCTCAATACAAACAATGAAGATGCTACGCCTAAAAAATTCATTGCTACATATGGTCCTTGGCCATAATTCTTGCCAAAATCCAAAATATTCGGTTTTCCAAATTCAGATACAAATGCTTCTGCACTTGATACAAAGACCAATTGATTATCTCTTCCCTGCTTACATAGAATAACTGATAATCCTATAGTTCCGGGTACGGCTTGGACATAAGCGCTTAGGTCTATAATTTTGGTATAAACACCAGGTGAAATTGGGATAGCCATCTTATATCCTCCCTATAGATTTAAGAAAATTAAATTTGTCTTTCTTTTATATTTGTTCTATATTTTTTTAAAAATAAATCGACCAAATAAACACTATTTCTCGTAAATTATGTTTTCTGATGGTACTAAACGTAACTCGTGCAAATAAAATCTTAGAACTTGAATTAAATTCTGCCGTATCATTTGAATCTGATATATATAATCCTGCTTCACTAAGATCATAATATGTAGAACCTGCCGCACCATTTGCATCTTCTTGACCAACTGTAGTAGTGACTTTTGAAATTAAATACTGGTCATTATTTGCAGTATCTATTTCATAAACAATTGAATCAAATTTATGTAAACGACCACCATCAACACAATTAACTAGATCTGTTGAATTGATTATAGAAACTGAATCCAACTCTGTATCTGTTATAAGAGGAGAAATGGGATTCAAAGGATCTCCAGCAGTTGCTCCGCCTGTTCCTAAACCAAACCATGAAATATATCTACCCTCTGTTCCTGCTACTGTTAATTCTTGATTGAATGCACGTTGCATCAACCAAACTCGACCTGGATAAACTATCTGATTAGGACCTTCATGTATTGGAAATGTAATATCTTCTTCACCAATTTTATTTAGGCCGCCTGATTTTTTTTCAAAAATTTCAACATAACCTTTTGGTCCTTTGGAAGCAGCAGAAAATCTATCCTTCTGGTTTTTCTTATAATTGTCCGTAATTTGAACTTTTTGAGTGTCCATCTTTATCCTCCAAATTTGTACTCTATTTATTATTTGTTCTTATTATATATCATTAATTATTATTTGAATACCATCATCTAGCGGTACTATATCTGGTGCCGCCCGATATTCATTATCAAAATTGGATCCCATATCAAAATACATTGTTCTTCCAAGTCTTCCAAACATTAAATTTATACTTGTTAGACTTTCATCTTCTACTTTGAATATGTCTCCAGGATCTCTTTTTATAAGATCAAACTGAGCATCCATATCAAAATGTAATGGCATATAATTACCCGTATAATGAGTAATTTTTTCATAATCTATTTTGTCACTGAAATACAATGGATGTATAAAAATTTCATCTGGAGATGGAAAGAATGTTTCTAATTGATCTGTTAATTCAGGCAGATTATCAATAGATGGTAATTCTATAGATAATTCAGTTTTTTCATTAAGATATGCAGTTTCTTTAAAAATATTGTTTACATTTATATAATCTAAATTGTCACTGAAATACAATGGATGTATAAAAATTTCATCTGGAGATGGGAAGAATATTTCTAATTGATCTGCCAATGTACAACGAAATTCTGGTAATGTAAAATCAACAACAGGATACATTAAATATAATCCACCCGGATCATATATAGGATCAAAATATCCACCTGTATTAGGATCAAATGTAAATGTTCGACCAGGAGGAAATATAGGTATTCCTGTGAGATACATTGGTGGTGCATCAAAAAATGCATTATTATCAAAATTAAATGGCCAAGACTCAGTTGGATTGATAACAACATCATAGTTATCCCCCACGTCATACATTCCTAAAATATGTTCAGGAATGAATGTTCCAGGAGGTAGTACTTTTGTTCCCGGTAATGGTGCATTTACTAATTGAGGCATTGATGCCCAACCAATAGGAATATATGGTTCAGGACCAATCCAGCTCGAAGGAGGTACCCAACCAGGATCTTGATAACTACCAGACCATCCAGGAGGACATGTTATATAATCATTATTCACTTCCCATTGTGTAATAATAGTTTTTTCCAAATCATCATCAACATCAACATCTTCATAATTCCATTGATGTATTGATAAATCTACTGTATCTTTTTCTATCTGAGTATCAAGAAGAGGATTTGATACTACATATGCAACATTTAATCCTATGATTCTTGCCCTCTTAGGTTTGAAAAATTCAACCATTTCTCTAACTTTTTCGTAATCAAAACCTAAAAGAATATTTTCAAATGATACACCTTGAATCTTTAATTTCTGTCTTGCATAACCATCTAATTCCCGCAATAGACTCTTCAGTGAATCAAATATAACATCGTCACCTTGTGTAAGGATATCATCAAGAAACGCCTTGAGATCGGGATTTACCAATTCTAAGCGGTCTCCTGCATCGTCAACTGTATTAATAAAATTTGTTGATTCATTTACAGTAAATTTTTCATAAAACTGATGAACCAAATCTTCTCTTTCATCATATGATACAGGTCGTCTTACAATATTATTATATTCATCAATAATCTGTGTGGGTCCAGGATTTACATCATCTGCATAACATAAAAAACTCGAAGAAGGTATTGACGTTGCAGTTCTACCTGTCCAACTATGATAAACATGTGCAATTGAAAGAACAACTTCTAATAGAGTTACATAATTTTCATACCATAATTCTAATTTTACATCATAATCTTCTGATGCTACTTCATGTAATCCTATAGTATTAAATTTTTCCCATTGATCTCTAATAATTCTAGAGATAACAACATATACTTGCCATAAACTACTGAGAAGAGTAAATCCTGAAATACTAAAATATGGTGTAATAGATGGTAGTGTAATATTATTAGTTGCAAGTAATGCACGAATCTGATCTTCTGTATATAACCAATGTGGATCTGAATTAAAAATACTTGTATTGTAATTAACTGTTTGAATAGGAATTGTAAATGTAACCATTGGATAACCCGAATCGGCGGAATCTGCAATGGCACTTTCCAAATAAATATTATCAGTATATTTATGATATTTCAACCACCATTCAAATATTCTTAAATCATATAGACCCATAAATTCTAAGGCCTTTTTGATTGAACTAGCAGTACCTTTTATTTTATATAATTCACAGATTGAATATAAAAATAAAACTTTATCATATCTTCCTGTAATGTATGTACCATATGGAAATCCAAAACCTTCTAGAGCTTTTGCAAGAAGATCATCTGATAAACTGAATGCATCAGTTGATTCTTTTGCAACTTCCTGTAATGTTTTTAAAGATGAATACCAATCAATGAAATATACACGAAGTCTATTGTAATCAGGCGAACTAAAAGGAATCTGATCAATTACTCTTGTAAATAATTGTTCAGTTCTTGTTTGTGCGTTAAGGGCAGTTTGTCTTAATTCTGGTGGCAGATCTCCGATTACACTATTATCACGAAGAAAATTAATAATTTGGTAAAATGTTTCTGTCTTAAACATTTATATTATCCTTCACAATGCGGATAATCAACATATATTTTATCCGTAGGATCTAAACAAGAAAGATTGAAAAGTAATTTAATATCCTTATCTGTAACAGTATAGTCTTTAACAATTACTTTTATTCGATTGCCTACTAACACTCTAATCCGATCCACATCATGTGGTAAATGACTCATTGTAATTGTTCTATTTACAATAGTGGATATTATAAATTCTTCTTTTATTGATTTTGTAACAACAATTTCCATTGGAGTTGTAGAATCGATTATTTGATATTTATTTTCCATATATTGAAAATATGAATCTATTACATATTTTTCATATACCAATTCTATTAATCTTGTAGGATCTGCTATATTTGTATCAAAATTAAAATACGTAAGAACATTATTTATAACCATTTGTAAATAACAATATATTAATTTTGATAATGAAGAATCTAAATTTTCATATACAACTGCGGTCAAATCAGCAGTTGAGTCTGTTTGGCCCTGTGTTCTATATTCAAGAAGTAAATCCAACATAATTTCTTCTTCAGGTGTGAAATTAAATAAATTATACGACGCCGGTTTATCTACGAAATAAGTATTGAATTTGGGATCATCTGCTAACCATGTTTCAATAGTGGCGGGCATATGCATTGATAATCTTCTTTTCAATATAGGATCATCTAGTGCATAAAAAGGTACCGCCTTATAATGAAAATCATATGTAGGCACATTGAATCCATCATTAAATAAAAGATCTAATACAGAACCACGGCACTCCCATCTACTATCTATCTTTACAGGAACCTGATACAATTTTTCATTTACAGGAGTCTTTAAAGATAGTTTGTAAATCCAGTAATTTAATTCAGGACAGAACATCATAGATTATTTTTCCTTTTTCTTCTTATCAATAGCAATATGTTTAAGATATTGTGGTTTCTGAAGAGTACTTCGCGCGGGTGATTCATAAGCAGCAATACCCGCTGCACAATTTTCCTTTTTTACTATGCCAGAAAGAATTTGATATATCTTCTGCATGTTTAATTCCTTTATATATTTGTTCTTATTTTTCAGAAAAAACAGTCAGTTCCAGAACTCTTCAAAAAAATTAACGAACTGAAATTTATTATTTATAGTTCCGTTCTATTATATATATTAATTTTTGATAGTGAAGTTTTATTTATATTAATATTTTTTAGATTTGATAGAAAGGGATAAGAGGGGCTTACCAAATCGCTAAATTAGAGGGTTGGTGTATATTAATTGCTTCATTAAAGTAAAGGGGAAAAA